TATTCAACAATACCAAATCCACAAGATTTTTTAGTTATAGGCCCTGAAAGATTCTTTGAAGTTGATGCTCTTGTAGAAGATAGAGTGTTTGTTGAAGACCCTACAAAAGTTTCTGATCAACCAGGAGTTAAAGTTGGTTTGTATATTACAACTTCTAACAAGCTTATTTCAGAATACACTCCACAAGGTTATTGTAAAATGACTTTTGGGGGTGGAAATATTTCTGCGGATGAACAATTACGACAATTTGCAATTGACGGTAAAGGTTTTGATTTGAGTAGATATACGAACAACTATTCATTGGGAGCCGCACTTACAGCAAACAGTACTTTATTTGTACAATATAGAATTGGCGGCGGTTTATCTAGCAATGTTGGTATTAATACAATCAATCAAATTGGTACCGTATCATTTTCGGTAAATGGACCATCTGAAAGTGCTAATAAAAATGTTATCAATAGTTTACAATGTAATAATGTAACGGCAGCAATTGGAGGAGCTAACCCACCGACAACTGAAGATGTTAGAAACATGGTTTCGTTTAATTTTGCGGCACAAAATAGAGCGGTAACCGTAAATGACTACAATTCAATATTAAGAACAATGCCGGCACAATATGGGGCACCAGCAAAAGTGGCTATTACTGAAGAAAACAATAAGATTAGAATTAAAATGTTGTCTTACGATTCTAGTGGGACTTTAACTAATGTTGTTTCAAATACATTAAAACAAAATGTTGCAAACTATCTATCAAATTATAGAATGATAAATGACTACATCTCAATAGAGGCGGCCGAAACAATAGATTTAGCGGTTACAGTTGATGTTGTTTTAGATAATAGTCAAAATCAAGGATCAGTTATTGCTAAAACAATACAAATTGTTACTGACTTCTTTAATCCCCTTGTTAGAAATTTAGGACAAAATGTTAACATATCTGAATTACGAAGATTAATACAATCTGAAAATGGAATTGTTAGTATAAACAATGTTTTATTTTACAACCAAGTAGGTGGTCAATATTCGTCAAGTCAAACCTCAATGCCTTACGCTGACACAGTAACAAGACAAATCCAACCTTCCGCAGATACAATATTTGCAACACCAACACAAATCTATCAAGTAAGATACCCAAATAAAGATATTAATATTAGAGTATTAAACTTAAAATCTGTTAATTTCTCTTAGTGGTTTATTTTTTTCAGAACAGGTGTATTTTTTATGAAAATAGGAAATAAACTATTTATGAAAAAACAAATTTTTAATGTCTAAATCATATAGAATAAGAACCGAAGTCGGTGTTGATAAATATATAAATGTCAATTTAGAACAAGATTGGGAATCTTTGGAGATACTTTCCTTAAAGATCCTTGCGAACAATGTATACAGTAGATTTTGTTCAACATATGGAGTTGTAACGGGAAGAGTGTTTGTTAATGGTGGGTATGGTTTGCCAAATGCAAAGGTATCCGTTTTTATTCCACTTGACGATACTGACGAATTAGACCCAGTTATTTCTGAATTATATCCTTTTAAAACAATTGGAGATACAAATGAAGATGGTTATAGATATAACCTACTTCCAAAATTACCATCATACAAAGGACATGCCTCAACAGGAACATTCCCAAATAAAGGTGATGTTCTTATGGACGAATCATATATTGAAGTATATGACAAATATTATAGATTTACCGTAACAACAAATGAGAGTGGTGACTTTATGATTTTTGGTGTTCCTGTTGGAGAACAAACCATAGTTATGGATGTGGATCTTTCAGATATAGGGTGTTTCTCAATGTCTCCGCAAGATTTAATCCAACAAGGATTAGCGACAGAAAGTCAAGTTAATGGGGCAAGATTTAAGTCCTCAACAAATTTAAGAGAATTACCACAAATTAAAAATCTGATATATAACATTGATGTTAGACCATTTTGGGGGGCTGAAGATTTTTGTCAAGTTGGAATAACAAGGGCAGACTTTGACCTTACTAAATTGGCAAATATTACAATCCAACCAAGCTCAGTGTTCATGGGTTCAATCATTTCTAACACAAATGACGACTCCCTTAAAATAAGTTGTAAACCAAAAAACAACACAGGAAATTTATGTGAGTTGGTTGCGGGGCCTGGTGAAATACAAGGCATTAGACAAACAATATATTCCGATTCTATGGGTCTACCAATATTGGAAAGATGGGATATAGAACAAGCGGGTAAAGTAATTGATGGGGATGGTACCTTTTTAGTAAATGTACCAATGAACTTGGATTATATATATACAAATGAATTTGGAGAAGAAATCATTTCAAATGACCCTAAAAAAGGAATACCAACAAAAGGTAAATACAGATTTAAATTTAAATGGCAAACACAACAAGGGTTACAAGGAACTTCTTTAAGAGCCGATTTTTTGGTTCCAAATGTTAAAGAACATGGATGGTCAGATTACGAACAAGACCCTTTTCTGATATATAGTGAGTCAATATATAATTACCCAACAATTCCTGCTGGAGTTAATTCAGGGGCCACAATCACAGCTTCAAGTTCTTTTGGGTTAATAAATCCCGTTTTTTATAACCTTGAAAGTTATACGATATTCATTAATGGAATTAATTACTTTGGGTCAACAGAATCAATTCAGATCACTAACGGTGATACATTCCAAATTGTTGCAACTCCAATTGACCCAACACAAGCAATTAACATTAGTTTTACAAGTGTCCCTCAATCTTTATTTGATGTTTATAAATCATACGCTTTTTCAACAGATTGGGATGATTATGCAGATAGTCAAGATGCCATAGATTGTGAAGATAGTTTCTATGAATTCTATTATAACAAAGTTTATACTACCGCAATGTTTTTGGATAGATATAAAAATGGGATTGGTAGGGCTAAACACTTGGGAATAAAAGAAATTGACGATAGATCTTGTAGGTCAAATGTTAATACTTTCCCAGTAAACGATATTATAAGAAACTTTGACGCAATATTTTTTATTTTTAACATTCTTATAAATATTTTAACATTCCCAATTCTAACTCTGTTATTTGTTGCTCACGCGTTTGCATTTATGTGGCCAATATTAAAATATGTTTTAATCGCAGTTGGCATAATGTTAACTATAGGGGCTGCTCGGTCATCCGCGTATCTATTTCAATTAGGAATAATGGCAATTAACTCGGCGCTCATGTACATCAGTGTTGGTACTGTATTGGAAACAGCTCGACTAATATTGCAAGGTATTTCTTTCATTGCAATTGCGGCGTTTGATATAGTATATGCTTTGGCGTATACGGCATTTGCCATATACGCAGCGATAAGAATAAAAGGTTTTCCAAGGATAGGATTACCCATGATTTCATATCCTGATTGTACAAGTTGTGACTGTGATTGTAAAGACGCACCCTTAGATGATGATTTTGACACAAACTCCATAACCAATCAATTAAATCAAGCCGCGGCAGCATATCAATCAGAACAAGAAAATGGGTCTGATTTAATTTTATCAACACCAAATTCTTTAATTGCCCCTGTAAACTACTCTGGGTCATTTAACTTAGATCACCCAAATTTACAAGAAATAAATAATGAGAAGCCATTTTGGCCATGTGATACTCTTACTGATTTATTAACTTCAAACTCACCTACTATAACATTTGATATAATAATAAGGGCATCATTAGATTTTACAAGAATGGCCTCAGGTTACGATGTATTAAGTTCTACTGATCCTAATAGATATATACCAAATGAGGCGTATCTTTTAAAGGCTCCGCAACCATTCTTATTTTTTGCTAATAGGAATGGGATAATACCACCATTATTAGTAAATCAACCCGATGAAAGATATTTTGCCTACCCGACATCTGTAACTCTTTCGCAAAGATTAAACGAGTTCAATACTCGAGATAAATATTTTTATTCAAGCACCGCAAACTTTACAAACAGTGGTGTAAATAAAATAAAAACAACCGTAAACCCAACTTCAGGATCAACACCATATTTTGACCAAGTTATGGTTGTCCTTATGAATCAAGGATCTGCGCAACAATTAGGTATTGGGGAATTAGTTACATTCCAAGACCCAAATTATGTAAACCCAAATTATACAATACCTGGAAATAGATTAACCAATCTTACAGGAGCAACAATAAATCAATTCCAAACCAACTCAATTACAGGGACAACATTAACAGGTAATACAATTCCTAAGATTATATATTATGCAAACCCATCAGGACCAAACGCAGGACAATTATCGGCTAACATAATAATTGAGTCACCTCAGGTTAGTCAATTACCGGTAACAGGTGACACAACTGTGGAACAGTCATATCTACAATATCCAACAGATATGGAGTATTTTCAGTTAATAACAGGAATGACCTTCACTGAATTTATTACCTTATCCAACACTGGAAGTACAGGATTTTTCCCGGCAAGTTATTTATTACATGATATGACATGTAATGTTGGGGCATGTAATGTGTATAATCTTACTTTTCCTAACATTATACAAAAAATGAATAATTATAAAAATTATGAGATTTGTATTTTTGTTAGAGGAGTCGATCCGCATACCGTAAAACAACCAGAAATAAAATATGACTTATCAAATATATTTGGTAAATCTATAGGAACGGGACCAATTGTAAGCGGAAGTTATTATTTAAATTATCCTATACAGTCAACAGGAATAAAACCTATACAACATGATACTGTTGATAACTCAACCCCAAATTTATACTTTCCTTCTTTTACTTTTACTCCTAATGTATCAAGTTGGACAGCATTTACATCTAATTACCCATATTATTATTTAAATACAGATGATAACTCAGGAGCCGCAGATGCGAGTAACTACTCACCTTATCCTACTGTATGGGCAACAAATCAAAACAGTACAATTTCGGGTTCGTTAACACAGACATTAACCAATACTTATAACTTACCTTTAAGTACTTCTTATTATATGGTTGGTGGAACTTACATGAGATGGGTAAACAATGTTAACAATCCACCAATGCTGATGTGGACAGGATGGCCCTTGAGTTCGCCTTCATGTAATCAAAATTGTCAAATAGCTGAATACTTTAACACTGGATCAACATTTTATCAGGGTTTAAACGAACTACAAGGTGGTAATCTAACGGCACTTTATTCACCTGCATATTATAGATACACATTACCAGGAGTAAACTTCTCAAACCCAAACAGAATTGTAATGAGAAGTGATAGATTACCAACATCTTCCCAAGTCCAAAACGGACCTGCAGGAACTCAAACGGGTTATGCTCTTCACCAAAATGATAACTTTGCGTTCTACCTTGCAAATGGAGCACAAAGTTCTCCAGTTACTACCGCAGGATTTGATTTACCATCAGGTGAGTATCAAGATCTTGATCCTATAACCTCGGAATTTACAGAAACATTAACTTGTGAGGGTATGGTACCTTTGAAGTGTTATTCAGGGAGCGGAACCAATGTGGGGATTATTCCTTATGGTGAATGCTCAACTTGTTGTGAAATAGAGGCAAATAGAATGGTTGGTGGGTGTTATTGTTTATTAAATTATAAAAAAACAAATATTCCTTTTTTCACTAAACTTTATTTGTTTCCTGAATATTTTAGAGATGTAAGATTATTCTTAGAATGGAAAGTTAGATTCACTATGAATTTTGCGGCATGTCGAGGAATATTTGGTCAAGTATTTCAAAACAATTGGATTAATGGATCTTTGTATATGTTTAATTTTAACAAGAGAACAACATTTAATGCTCTTGCAGAACCACTTTATGGCTATTGTGAAAATGTTATAATGTTTAATAAAATTAGTAATACATTTTATTACAGATCATCTCCTTGGGACGGTAATAATTTTATTGGTAAAAAAAGTCCTACTCAAAGTCCATTTGGTACTAATTTTGCAGGTGGGGGGTATGGATATAACAAAAGACAAATCCAATTTCCAACAACTATAACCGATTTAGGGCCAAGAGACTCGTTTATTAGTGAGGTATGTTGTTCTTCGGAGGATGGTGGATTTGGAGCATATTACGCAAATCAAATTAAAACAACATCATATCAAGATAACTCCGACATCATTCAATTAGGATTCTTATCAAGAATATTAAATGAAGGTGTTAGACAAAGAATTATACCAATCTCAACTGGTGATAATAACAGTGAGGGCAAAGGAATAATACAATTCTTTAATAGTGATAGAGGCGGTTATAGAATTGATGGTGATTGGGCTCAAATGTTGTCTATAAATTCAGAGTGGAAAGTTTCTCCTTTTATAACGGAGAATGTACCGAGTAGTTATATATACTTTGGAGATAATCAAAACGGAAGTATCGGGTCTATATCAAGTGATTTAATTAAACCAATATTAGGTTTATTTTTCTCTTCATCGACCGAAGAATTAAGATATAGAAAAATTATGTCTCCAGGGATTGAAACATATAATTTTAATCCTTTAATTGAACAGAAGTTTGGATATCCCAAATCTCAGTATGTACCACATTATAAATGGTTACTTAAAAAACCAAAGACATATGTTGGAACACCTAATATTTTTGGATCTGAAGATAATAACTGGTATACTGATGTTTATTCAGGTTCTACTGGATACGGGTTCTTTAATAAACGATATCAAGACTTAGATTTTACAACCCCTAAGGAAAAATATCAAACAACATTAACACAACTTGGATTCATTTCAAGTTTTAATTTAACAGGGGGGACAATGCCAATTACTCCTTTATCTGCAATTTTGCAAGGTGATCCAAGTCCGTATTTGGGACAAAATCCAATTGAAGAAAGTACAGTTAAAGATGGTATAGTTGTTGGGGCACCTTACTACTTTTACTTTGGTTTAAATAATGGAAAAACAGCGGTAGATAGGTTCTATAAACTTTATGTTGCAACAGAAGAATAGTTATGGTAGATCCAACAACAAGAATAATTCAGTCGGATCAAAGGTATAAATCAGCACCTTTAAGTGATCAATTTCTAAACATACCTTTCACTCAAAATATGAAAGAATTGATAGAATTTGACAGAACTGTGGATATTAGTTTGATTACCGTATTTGATGAAGAAAGACAAGCCTCACCAACTTTTAGACCAATTACAAAATTTACGTTGTTATTTGAAAATGCTTATACTGGATCCACAACATATGTACCATTTAGAGACAATTTGTATTACACAAATGCGATACAAAATGCGGTTTCATATTACCCATCAGGTAATGTACCATCAGTTCCACCACAACCAATAAATTCTACAGTTCCTTGGGACGGATTCCCACAATACCCTGAGTTTGATTTTATCAGAACCGATTCTCGTGTTTCGGGTTACACATTTGGAAATGGAAAACATTTAGAGTTTAAACCCGTAAGTGCAACAACATATAATTGGTCACATTATGTTAGTTACCCTTATTTGAATGTCTATCAGAAAAAAATGTATGCAATAGAACCTAACACCCAAATTTCTTGGAGTTGGTCCGCCTCAGACGGCATACCATTTGTTATAACCGAAGGGTCAGATAAAACCATAGGTTTTATAAGATTTAAATGTCCTGTACCACATGGTTTATCAACAGGTCAATTTGTATTACTTTCTTCAAACTATAATGGGAATTCATTTTTCCAAGTCTCAAGATTAGGAAACGGAGGATCAGGATCTGAGGAATATATTTTTAACATACAAAATGTTGGATATACAGGAACAACATTTATTACATTAAATCAAGGTACATTTAAAAGAGTTTTAGATGCAACAAACTCCGCAGACACAATTAGCCAATATTATGTTAGAAAACATAAAATACTTACAGATGCTGAATGTGCGGTTTTAGTTAATGCAGGGTACGAAAAAAACATTTATAATGACAAAACAAAATGTGAAATTAAATCTTTAACCCCAAATCAAAGAAAAAGAACTTCAGTTAAAGAAGGATCAAGATCGTACACACTTTCGTTTAATTGTGATGTAAAAATTGATAATTTAAGGGATAACCAAAACAGACCACTAACACAATTATTCTTCACCACAATTTGGAGAGGATATTTTGGTTGGACACAAAAATTAAAACAAGGTTGGGATTTTAACACATTTTTAAAAGATGGTAAACCACAAATATGGTGGGATCAAAATAATGCGGACTCAAACGCTTCGGTTTCTCAATCACAATATTTTACATTTAACAACCCAACGCCTTTTTTCTATAACAATTTTTACACAACAGGTGACACTTTGGATGGTGATTATTGTGAATGGAATAATTATGAACAACTAGAAAGAGTTATTTCTACTTATCAACATAAAATAACATATAACAATGATTGGTTTAAGTTACCAAGTGACAACTTAACAACAACAAACCAATATGGATATTTTTATCAACCACATAACCCAATTCAGTTAAGAGTATTTTCAGACTATGTTGAAGAATCTAATTCAGAAAATATTGTTGGGATACCTGATTATGCCTACTACTCAACATTAATATCTTCCTTTAGATGGAGAGATTTGTATTCCTATGGTTTTGTTAGTTCTGATGGTGTTGGTGTTGATTATCCATTTTTAAATAATGCTCATTATCCGTTTGTTAGTACAATTTTTAGAATAACTCCTGAAAATTATAATATACCAAGTGACTATGCAACACCTATAAATCCATCTCAGATAGATACTTATCAAGGAGGTAAAGTACCATTTGACATAAACACAATAGCAGAACCTTTAATAGATGGATGCGACTAGAATAAAAATTGTAAAAGACGATATTAATAAATTTATTAATGTTCCTGTTAATATGCAATGGGATTTCATGGGAAGAGATGATAGTATTACGGACTATGAGGTAGATGCCGTTAATCAAGTAATTGGTGGTCCACAAGATTTTGAAATAATAAGATTTGCTCACAACATATTTTTAAAGGACAACACAGAAATAAAACATGTGTTTAATTTCTATGATTATTCACAACCAATAACCGCAACAACTGTAGGTAATTGGTCCCCCAATTATTTGAACAATGGTTTTTCAGTACAGGATGTTTATTACTACTCAAAGTCATTTACAAAGTCTTTTTTTAAATTGGATTTTTATGATAGTCCCAATGATACGGTACAAAATTTATATTTGTCGATTATTCTTCCTACACAACAAGGTTTAACACAAACGGCAACTTTATCACCAACATTACCACCTGTTGAAATAAAAAAACCAGAAATGATTTTAGATTACATTGGTTCAGATAAAGAAGGATTCTTTATTTATTGGTTAAGAAGTCGTGATTTTATTGATGTTAATACTTTTTATATGTCCGCAAAGTTTTTTGATGCAATAACAGGAGTTTTCAAACAAATGACTAATGTAAAACAAACATTATTACTTCCTGGTAAGTTTACATTTAACAATTCAGACTATAAGTACTATAAAGTAGACTTAGATTATAGTAATCAAACATACGAAGTGTTTTCTACCTCAACTGGTCTTAGACTTGGAGATAATAATTCACCGATAACTTGGTATGAATATGTTAACCCATAATGGAATTACAACAGTATAATTTTATTGTTTCACCTGAAAATGTTAAAAGTGATTTAGTATTTGTTCCATATACGGGAGAAACTGATATTACAACAATAATAGATCCTTGTTGTTTAACGGCAACTACCGCTACCACAGTAACCACAGGAACGACAGGAGTCTATTTACCAATGTCTTATCTATTAAGTGGTAACACAGGGGGTACTTCATTTTTAACGGGTTTATCGGTCAATATTATGATCACAGAATCTACAGTAGATTTAGGATATTACAGTCCTACCGATGGTATGATTTTACAAAAAGATGTTTTAAACAACTTTATTGTTACAGGTGACACAATTAACCCATACACATTCAAATTTTATAACACCTCAGATTTAGAACTAATAAAATTTTTACAACTTGTAACATATATTTTAGATTGGGGTGACGGTACACCACCACAAGTGGTATTAGGAATCACACCAATATCACACACATACCCAAATGCTAGTACGGAGTACATAATAACACTAACTGCTAATTCACCATGGGGGATTTCAAAAGTACAAAAACCTTTGGTGGTCCCATTTACAAATGTTACAATAACAAATCCTCAAGGTAACATGGTTTTTTATCCTGCTGGAGGTAGTTGGTCAGCAACACCAGTAAGCTATGACTATATTTTTACGGGGGACTCAAATACCAACATTGTTGATTACTATTCATACAATTATACAACAGTGCCTTTTCCTATTACAGGTTTTACTGAATCAACTTTAAATGACTTATCACAATTTGGACCAAAAGTTAATTTAGCTCAAGGAAAATATAAATTGGGATTACAAGTAACAGGCACAACAGGAGTTATTGGAACTTACTTTGGTCCTGATATTACAAATACATACACCGCATATACCGTAAATGGTGTGATCTACCATGACTATGAAGATTTCACAATTTATTTTGCCGATTCATATGGTTTAGTACCTGGTGATTTGGAGTTAAGTGCGATAACAAAAAACGAGGCGCTTATTAATGTAATAGACCAACCTGAAATAGTTTCAAATGTTTTTATTGAAAGGGGAAAAAATTCTCCTTTGGAATATATCATGAGATTGGGTGAGGTTGATAGTGTTGGTGATTTAAAAAAATACGGATACAAGTTTTTTATTATAGAAAAAGTGTCTACATAAATATTTATTAAAAAGTAAAACATACTATGGCAACAGGAAATTATGGAACGATAAGACCAGCGGATGTTAGTCCTGAAGATGTGCAGATTGTAATGGTCTACACTGAATCAAGAGATGACACGCAAAACTTTACATTAACAACGCTTAATTCTCAAGATGTATTGAGACCATATTTTAACAACGCAAATACTGGTGGTAGCTCGGTAGAAATTTTGGGTGGTTTATATAATTTAAAATTACCTGCGGATCAATTCACTAAATTGGGAATTTACACCCTTATGATTAGACCTGCAGAAATCAGAACAATAATCACAGATTGTGGTGTTTTATCTTCATTGCCAAATGTTAAAGGTATTGTAATTGATTTAAATAATGTGCCAACAGAATATAAAAACAAATTTGTTAACCAAGGTTTGGTTGGATTTAGAATTGAGTATTTAAATCCTGACGGCACTAAAATACCTAATTTCTTTAGAATAATCACATCGTGTTTTTATTGTGAACCAGTTGTCCAAAATTTGACCAATACAATTCAAAAATCTATAAGATATAGGTATGTTGAGGGAGCAACCAATTTAATTTATTGTACTGTGTCACCTTCATCATCACCAACAAACAAACCAAGTGCGACTCCGTATATTGGACAACCAAATCAAAGTATTGTTATAACAAATACTTATTTTAACCCCATTACAACTGAAATTGAAATTGTTGATCAAGATATATCAACACTTGCAATTGCGCTTTATGGCAATCAAACTAAATCAATTGAAGACGGTATCTACACTATTTATGATGCGAATAACAATATTTACAAACAATACAATTTGTACGAAATCAAAGATCAGTTCAATACACTTCTTTATGAAGTTAGACAGGATCGTGGTGAAAATATCGACTTCTCTAAGGCTTTTAATAATATAACCGTTTAATGGCTATAAATAAATTTACTTGTCCACCACAAAGTAGTGCGGTCAATCAGTTTTCAAATAACTTGGTTGGCGTTCAGTTAGTTACTGGCGGAGGTTTAACGCAGGCAAATTTTAACTTTACAACAGGAATTAGCGAAAAACAAAATCGCACATTCAACATTGGAACATTCTCAGAACCAATTAACTTGGAGTCTATTAATATTGAAAACAATGTTGAGTCTGCAGATATTTTAGCAAACAATTATAGAGTTTACCCAAATTATGATTTATCTCAAGTTACTAACTTTACCGAATATGGGTCTCTTGTTAAAAGAATGTCAGTGTCAATTACTAAAATTCTTAATTATTTTCCCGCTGGTTTAGAGATTAATCCAAAGACACCAAAGTTTATAACACAACAAACAGCAATTAACATTTCTTATGATCCTATAGATAATGACACTACATTTGAGGTGTATGTTTCCTCAATACAGAATCCATTTGAAATTGATTATACCGAAAATGCGGCAACAAACATGATGTTTAATGAGTTTGAAATTTCTACATTAAGAAATATGACACTCAATTATAAAAAATATATTTTATACTTAAACAATCAACAATATCCTGTAAACTATTTATATCCAACGACAACTGGATCTACCACACTTAAATTAATTGTTGACGGGAATCCATTTAGTAGTGGAAGTTTTTCAAATGATTATTTGGTTATTAGACCAAGCGATTATGAGGCAAATAAAGTTTACAATTTAAACTTAGATCAAGTTGAAAATTTTCTTTTAAATAGAGAAGTAACACCACCTTATACTTCACAATTTTATGTACCAAGGGAACAAGAAAACGGTACTTATATTATTACAAAAGAACTTGTCACTTGGCCAAGAGCGGGTCTTTGGAATTTAGATATTAGATCAATTAGTTTTGATAATTATTTAACCCAAATTAATGATTTTTCTGCTAAATTAGACGAATATAATACAAACATTATTTCTAGATTTTTAACAACAGGAGCATTAAAAGATTTCGATACTCCTGATCAAAAGTTTGAAAAGTTATTACAGATATATGGTAGAAGTTTTGATGAGACAAAATCATTCATAAGCGCATTAAGTAATATGAACAGTGTTCATTACAATATTGGGAATGATATACCATCTCAATTACTTAAAAATTTAGCACAAACATTAGGTTGGGTAACAAATTTCTCTCCAATATCACAAGAAGAATTATTACAGGCAGTTTTCACAACACAACCAAATACTTTTACTGGATTACAAATAGGTCAAACCCCTGAACAAATTAATTATCAGTTTTATAGAAATTTAATTTTAAATTCGGCATACCTTTTTAAATCTAAAGGAACAAGAAAGTCTATTGAGGCTTTATTGAGAATGGTTGGGGCACCAGATGCTTTAATTGAATTTAATGAGTATATATATGTTGCTGACCAAAGAATTAATATGGTCGAGTTTAATCAACAATTTGTTGAGATAAGTACAGGTAATGTTGTACAACAACTTCCTGTTTTACAAACAACAAATGTTTTTTCAATTCAAGGAGTTCAATATACAGGATTTACCACATTCTCAACTAACTTTACGGTAACAACAACAAGAAATGATTACCCTGTGGATGTCTTTGGATGTCCACAAATGCCAATCGCAACCGAAAGTTTTTTCTTCCAAATAGGAGGAGGTTGGTATGAGTCAACACCACAACACAGAATGCCTGAGTTTGCAATACCTACGAATCAAGTATTCACAGGAAATAATCCAGATTATCAAACAAAACTTTTACCATTCAATTACGGGGAAGAATACCTATACAGATATAGATATTTCCCATACATGGATTTGGGTTATAAATTAAGAAAAATTGCTGACAACAAAAAAAGTTGGGTTGACACAAATCCTTTTTTAAGAACAAGTTTTGATGGTAACTTTAATGCTTATTATACTGTTGGCGAAGAGTGTTTAACTTTAAATGTTAAGAATGTTGACATTATGTTAAATCCTGGTCAAGGTTTGGCATATGATGTTTGGTATATGTCAAGAAACACCAATTTCCCAATCCCCGAACAAGGATTATTTTATACGCCTCCTTCACCATGTTATGTACCTAACCCATACCCTAAATTAGGTGGTGTGGATTGGACAACAATAGTACCAAAACCAAAACAAAAAACATTCTTTGAATTTGCACAGACATTTTGGAGAAACATGATTAACACCCGAAATAGACAATTTATTACGGATGGTAAGACAGGTGGGTACCCAACATTACAATCAATATATTGGAATTATTTAGAGTCACAAACTTTAGCCGGTATACCAAATGATAATTTTACTTATCAAACCATGATCGACTTTGTAAATGGTATGGGCGATTATTGGATTAGGCTTGTTGAACAAATGGTTCCTGCAACAACAATTTGGAATACGGGAGTTAGATTAGAAAACTCAATTTTCCACAGACAAAAATTTGTATGGAGAAGACAAGAAGGATGTAAATTTGTACCTGTTCCGTGTAAACCTTGTAATCTTACAACACAACTTTATGTGTTGGATTGCCCGACACAACAAGTTACATGTCCAATATATCCTTGGGAATCAGATCCTAATATGACAAATTTTGGAACTGTTTTAAATGATTTATTAAATAGTTATTTCACATCAGTTGGATTAAACCCAACAAATTGTCAAGTTAATACGGTACAATCAACTTGGTTTGTTGACGTTAGAGTAAATGGTTCTATTTTAACTCAATACGAATTTTTCATTGGTGTAGGAACAGTACAATACCCAACACCAACACAATGGTTAACGGCATTAGAGGAAACATTCCAAAGTTTACAAACATACGGTTATGGTTATAATATTGATACCACAGATAATCAAATTGTTGTATTTAATAATAACTGTCAACCTAACTTTGACGAATTACAGATCAATGTAGGAATAAATTTTAATGTATATTGTAACGGATAATGAGTATATTAGTAAATAGTTATGGATTCACTGGTGATTGTAGTAATACATCGATAGGAGCCGTCATATTTAATGTAACGGGCACCACACCTCCATTTGCGGTTACTTGTTTAAATTCATCATTACCGCCAAGTTCAGCATTAACAGCTCCTTTTTATAGTTATGAGGCAACTGGTTTATCAGGTGACACTTATTTTTTACAAATAATTGACGGAGCTTCAAACGGAACTATATTAAGTGTTTATATATCTTCAGGTACTTCCGCTAGTATTGACTCAACAAATACAACTTGTGGGTTTGATAATGGTAGTGTAACAGGATTTACCTCAGGTGTTTATGGATATGCAAGTTTTGCAATATATGATGGGTCAGACAATTACATTACCTCAGCGTCAACATCTAACAGTTTTTATGACTTCCAAAGTCTATCCGCAGGAACATATTATGTTGTCGCAGACGATGGTGGTGGATGTACGGGCATTACCGCTTCTGTTATTATTAACCCGTCAAACGCATTCACATATAGTGGATATGTTGTAAATGATGGTAGTTGTATTGGAACACCAAGTGGAAAAATATTTTTAACAGGATTAACATTACCGGTCTCAGCATACTCAATAAATTGGTTAACAAATGTTAATGGACAAACAGGGGCAACAATTACAGGTTTAACTAGTGGGTCATATGTTGTTGAAATAACTAATCCAGATAGTTGTGTAACTTCTAATACTTTTACTGTTCAGTCTGTGGACCCAATAGGTTCTGCGGGATTTATTGTATTTAATCAACCAAGTTGTTTTCAAAATGACGGGTCTGTTGAGTTTATAGTTTCTGGAGGAACTGCGCCGTATTTTTTTAGTGCGTCTACAGGGCAAGTTGAAATAACATTTGACCAATCGGCAATCTTTACAAATTTAGCATCAGGGACATATAATTTTTCAGTTACAGACGCAGGTCTTTGTACCATATATGATTCAATTTCACTAATAACACCAAACTCATTTAGTACCGTACAAGTAAATACAACACCATCTTACTGTTCTGTCAATGACGGAACAATACAAGTTATAGTTGATAACGGATTTTCAAATCAAGCTAATTTATTAATTACTATATCAGGACAATCAGGTACCCAACAAATAGGTACTTTGGGCAATTCGGTTCAGACATTTTTTGGTTTACCTAACGATACTTATTTGGTTACAGTATCTACCGTAGGTTGTGTTTATACCGCAACTACAAGTGTTAGTTCTGTAAATCTTTACACAGTTACAGCGGCAACCACAGGGACTACATGTGGATCTACAAACGGAGTTTTACAAGTTACCGTTTCAACAGGGGGGACTCTTCCATATATTTTTACATTAGTTGGGCCAAGTCAAAATCCTGGAACTATAACAACAGCTATAAGTACATTCTCCAATTTGGACTATGGAAATTATGTTTTAACGGTACAAGATTCAAGTACCCCAAATTGTATACAAAGTTATGCAATTTATATTGACCAAAGTCAAAATGTATTTTTTAATTATATAACTTCTCAACCTATTAATGGAAACGATGGGTCAATATCTTCTTACATAACTCAAGGTGAGCCACCATTCACATATACATGGACTGGTGGAAACGCAGCGTCTCAAACAGGAAACACCGCAACAGGACTAACATCGGGGATTTATACCCTTACGGTTACGGATTCAGACGGATGTACTTTAATTAAACAAATAAGATTAAGTGGAACTATAAGGTACTCAAACTACAGATATTTCAATATTTGCCAAGATAATTTCCAAGATAGTGGTTTTATCGGTCCAAGAAATATTAGATCAATGTATCTTGAAGGTTATGCTGATTTAACAAGTGGGGATACTAATTGTATAATTAATGATGCAACATTTTCAATATTTGCAGAAGTAGGGAGTCAATCTGCTCAAACCATATTTTATACTTCATCAGGATCAACAGACTATCCTTCAGATGTTTTATGGGCACAAACAATTATAGATACATTAGATTCTTTTGTTGGTATATCGGGAACAACAGTTGATATAACAAATAATAGAATTAAAATACAAACTACTTGTCAAGATGTACCAAAAGGTTGTATTGTTGAACCAATAAACCCTTTGCAAGACACACAAGTTATTGTGAATCTTGTTATTGACTATGACATCGCTTGTGTTTCATGTACTCCAGTAACACCAATACCAACGCCAACACCAACACCAACAACACCATACGCATACGCAAACGCAATACCTTGTGGTGTAGGGGCGAATGAAATAATAAGTATACCGTCAATATATCAAAATTTGGATATACTATATGTCGTTGGAGCGACTAATGGTGGTTGTTATATAATTACCAGCCCCACATTAGGACCATCAACTATCGTTTGGAATGGTTTAGTTTATGGTACGGGAGCTGATTGTGATACATGCCCGTCACCAACACCAACACCAACTAATACTCCAACCGTAACTAAAACGCCAACCGTAACACCAACAGTAACTAAAACACCAACCGTAACACCAACCGTAACTAAAACACCAACCGTAACACCAACCATAACACCAACAAGTGGAGACAAATGGTTAGTTTTTGATTGTTGCGGATGTGCTTCAAATATTATTTTAATATTACCTCCAGGAACTATTGCGGGTCAAAGAGTAGTTTACAATAATAATTGTTGGACCACAGTTTCAACATCTGTTGGGTCACCCGTTGGAGCCGGAGTTACTTTTGTGGGCACAAATAGTTGTGCAGCATGTATTGCGGTATATGGTTGTCCTTGTTAGCATTAGTCTTTGTGGTTAAAAATATAATCGTTGGGTATTTAAATATATGAATAACATTACAATATCCTCAATAACGGGTTTAATACCCCCATTTAGCGCATATTGTTGTGATTATTATGGAAATCAATGTTCATATGTCGGTAGTGGAACTACAGTACCCATTACATTTACATTAACACCACAATTTGTTTCGGCTCCATCAGTTAATATAACATTGATCGATTCAATAGGGTGTCAAAAAGTTGAAACCGTTATTTGTGGGTTAATAGTTCCAACACCAACAGTTACTCCAAGTAATAGTGCAACACCTGCGGTTACACCAACAAACACAGAGACACCAACAAATACTAATACTTCTACACCTACAAACACTAATACTCCTACAACAACTAATACTGAAACACCAACACCAACACCAACACCTACGCCAAGTGGTACAATGTTAAATAATTATTTTGCAACTAGATGTGGGAGTGGTGCTGAGATTGAAATTATTGATTTGAGTTTATTAACAGGATTCACAGGAAATACTTTCTTAAGTAGTAATGGTCTTTGTATGTTTGCAGTAGATTCCCCAACAACAAGTGCCGCAACAATAACACCACTATTACAATTTACAGGTGGATCATCGTGTCTTGATTGTTTAACGGGAGGTTGTGTTAATTGGGAAGTATCTAATTCGGGGTCAGCAGGACAAATATCATTTACGCCTTGTTGTGGTGAGTCAAAAACAAGTCCATATAATTTGGCGCCTTATGAATTTACTAATATTTGTTCAACCACTCAACCAATTGTTTTAAGTGGGTTGGTAGGAATAAGTAATCAAGGTATTTGCCCTGGTTGTTAAATTCACTTACAAAAAATAATATCTATAATTTTTTTAATGAAAAATATATTATTTGTAACAGCACAACCTGATGTACCATACTTTATTTGGCAAATAAAATTATATGTACATAATTTTATTGAGAAGGGAATTGACCCAAATCAAATACATGTTGTTTTTAGTATTGTACATCGAAATGAAACACCATCTGAAGAATCTTTAAAACTAAAAGATTTTGGTATTAATGTTCATCATTTCTCTGATTTTAGAAGAAAAAAACACTACATACCATCTATAAAACCATTTCTTATTGCAAGTTGGTTAAAAACAAATCCTGATTACAAAAAATTATTTTTCCTTCACGATGCTGACATTATTTTTAGGGAACTACCAAATTTTGATCAGTTGTTAAATGATGAGGTAATTTATTTATCCGATACCGTTGGGTATATTGGTTATGATTATATTATTGATTGTTGTAACCGATATGAAATACAACATCCAAAATCAGAAAAAAACCAACTAATAAATGAAATGGCAAATGTTATTGGTTTAGATGTTGAACTAATAAAAGAAAACCGTAAAAATGCGGGAGGAGGTCAGTACTTAATTAAAAATACCGATGCAGATTTGTGGGATAAAATATATAGAGATTCTACTTTGTTATATGATCAAATGTTAGACTACCAAAAAAGGTTTCCGATTTCACCAGGTGAAATTCAGTTTTGGACCGCAGAAATGTGGAGTTTACTTTGGAATCTTTGGTTACATGGATACAAAACAGAAATAACAAAAGAGTTAGATTTTTCTTGGGCAACAGATAGTATTGAGATATACAAAAAACGACCTATCTTACATATGGCAGGAGTAACAGACGACATGAAAAATAGAAAATTTTATAAAGGCAAATTTATTAATATTGACCCAATTCAAAAATTAAAAGAGGATCCTAATTTTTTTGATTTTGTTGAAAATACAAGTTCAACGGTGAAATACATAGATAATATGAAATCATACATAAAAAAATACGAAAGTTGATTATTTATTGTAAGTAAATGGTAGAAGATTGTTATATACTTTATTCCTGTGATGGGAGTTATGAGCCAATAGTATCAAACTATTCAGGATTCAGCGCTTATTCCTCGACTTTTATAGGGATTGAAATAGTTGATATATCAATTACCGCAAATACTTGTTTTTATGTGCTAAGTTTAGGTGAAGTAGATTGTTCAGTTACTGAAGATGTAATACCTGTTACAGGAGTAACATGTGATTGTCCTTGTTATTGTTATTTTATTAGATCCGCAACCGAAACTACAGATGTAACTTATGTGGATTGTAATGATGATATTGTTGTTGAGACAATACAATCAGGATTAACATATAATATTTGTAGTAAAGTATACCCACAATTTGACACAACAGTACAGATACCTTTAAAACTAACGGATCTTTGTCAAGATAATCAATGCCCCCCAACAATACCAACGGTTAAACCACCAAACGAATGTGATGTAATTACAATATTTCCAATGTATATTGAATGTTTAACACAACAACCAAGTAATGATAGAACCTTTGACGGATCAACTGCTTTAATTATAACTGGAGGAACACCTCCATATACTATTTTTTGGGAGGTTGGTAGTTTTGCTCCGGCTTTAATAAATTTAAGTGTAGGGGCTTACACCGCAACGGTTACAGATTACTATGGTGATTTTACAGCAACAACAACATGTTTGTTAACCGCAGAAACTTTATCATTATCAGCAATGTGTTTTGTGGTTTCAGGTGTTATTAAAAATCAAGTTGTATATATAACAAGTCAAAATCAAGGGATATTAAATGGTAAACCTTATTATTATTTACAGTATGGCGTAAACACACTTGGATATGTTTATTGGGATGGACAAACAGAACTTTGGACTTTCTGTAATGGTCTAAGTTGTCAAGGATCTCCTTATAATACTTTAGATAACGGAGGATATTTTTATCCAACAGGAACTACAGGAGATTGGATTGTTAATATGAATAGCCTTTACCATATTACAGAATCCTATGAAGGGTCTTGTAATATTCCTGTAATATCAAAAGATCTATATAATCTGTGTGTTAATTTAGAGGTTAGAAGTGATGATGTAGGATATATAAGCGAAATTGTCCAAATACAAATGTACTCAGCAAGTACAATAAATGGACAACCAAGTTGGACTTCAGTAACTTCACAATATTTAATTTATTGGAATACAGGATCAACACCATCACAATGGATTATGACAGGATATCCACTTACTAGTTTGATTAATTACGACCCAACATATCCACCATTATCTAATTGGCAAATTTTAGGGTCACCAACGGTTTTAAATATGACGGTACTAACAGGAATTTGTTCTACAGCGTATACCGTAAATAATAACATTGTTGCTAATGACGCAATTTGTAATCAACAAGGAAGTATAACTATAAACACCAACAATGGCGTTTCACCATATCAATATTCAATTAATACAGGTCAATCCTATCAAGCATCACCTATCTTCAACAATCTACAACCTGGAACTTATTATGTAGTTACAAAAGATTCTAATAATGTTACAAGCATAATTACCCCAATAATTATTAATGCAACTCAACCAATAACATATACGATAACACTAAGTGTTAATTACGCAAATGACACATTTTCAGTTTCCGCTCAAACTTTACCAGTAGGAGTATCAATATCTTTTGATCTTGTTCATACTAGTAATTTAGTTTATTATCCTAACACAATGACTCCTATTCCATCATACAATAATTTTGCAACAATAACTGGCGTTGGACCACTTCTATTTTATAGTACATTAACAGGTACGCAAAATATTCCTGGACCTTGTACTCAAGTGAATTCACCATCAATTCAAAATCAAATTAATAACACGTATTATTCGGCGGTAACACTAACAAGCGGTCAAATTATTTATGGTACGGTTACAGATCAAATAACTAACTTTATAGCTGGTTATTGTAAGAGCGTTTCCGGTACTTATGTAATTCAAGCGGGGAATCCACAAATAAAAAATTGCGATTGTTGTATAGTTAAGATAGACACTCCTGTAAATTAATTTTTAGAAAGTGGTATGAACTTAATAAACTAATATTTATATTTAAATGGCTTACATAATAAAAAATACTTCAGGCTTAGTTAACACTAGAGTTACAGATACGGGTAGACAAAAACTATCTGAAGGTAACTTTAATATTGCTTATTTTGCTATAGGAGATAGTGAGGTTTCATATAACACTCTTCCATCAACTTATAACCAAGCAAATACTGTGATTTTGGAACCACAGTTTAACGCTCAAAACAGTAGTGGTGTTCCTGAATCAAACAGACAATATATTAAGTATCCTTATTTGGTTGACCAAGGAGAAACAAATATTTATGGAATTCCATTTATGGATTCTATATTTGATTCAGTATTTAATAGGGCAGCACCAAGAGGTTTTTTTACAGGTAATACAACAGCAACAACAATTAATTGGTCGGCTTTCACAAGTAGTAATTATGTCTCAACACCTAATTATGTTGTTAACATGTCATCTTTAAGTGGAACAAACCAAATTGAAGTTTATAATTTAAATTGTAATCCAACTATAACGGAAACACCACAAGTTGGTGACTTTATTACAATTTATTACGATGGATTGGCGGCTTTAGATTGTTCATGTTCAAATTTACCAACACCAACACCAACTATTTCACCAACGGCTAGTCAATATCAAACACCAACACCAACACCAACAGTTACAAGTTCGGGGGTTGGTCCTTGTACCTCACCAACGGCAACACCAACACCTACTAAAACACCTTGTATTACAGTATCACAAAGTCCTGTATGTCCAGTACCACCAATGACTGAATGTACTAAACAGGTTTATGGTTGTTACCCAATTTTAACTTATAGAATTGTTGCGGTATGTGGTAGTTTATTAACTTTAGATAGAGCAACTCCTGATTTTTTAGAAGTTGCAACTCAATGTGTTGCAAGAGCATTGATTTATCCACCTAAAATGGTACCTCTTTACGATAGTTTTACTCCTAGACCGCATTGGAATGATAGTGTTATTGATTTTGAATCTGTTTGTGATACCGATCAGTTTGATGTTAAAATTTGGAATATGAATATTCCATGGACAGAAAGTCCAGCGGGATTATTATCAAATCAAGTCCAAAATTACACTAAGTTTGGGTCTGTACAATATATTGGGTCTAAAGAGTATTTTGGTTATACAACAAGTGCTCAAACCTCAACAGATGATGTATATCATTATAACTCATTTGGGGAAAAACAAGTTGTAACACCACAAAATCAAAAAGCAATATCTATAATACATTATACAAATCAAACTATTGATTTCTTTTATGGTGAGAAATTTGCGATGCAACCTTACGATGCTCAGAATCCTGAAAATACACAAGGACAAGCAAGAAATTTTAAATTACACATACCAACATTAATGTGGCATAAAAACCCTGAATGTTGTTTTGGTCAAACATTTTATGTTGATCCTTCGGGATTTGATAATAAAAATTTATTTCAAGTTCAATATACAAAGTCTACTGTATCTGAAAACATGAACCAACCTGGTTTAAGATACTATAACCTTTGGGACACATTTGCACAACCAAATGGATTACCAAGTAGAATTGGTAAAGTATATCCTGATTCTAAAATGGTGATTATTGATGATGAAGAAATAGTAGCGGCACTTTCTTATAAATCAAATAGAAACTGGACATTACCGTCACCTCAATTATCGCTTATCACACCAAACACATGTGGTACATCAAATACTACAGGATTACTTACAGGTGGTGCGGAAACTTTATGGGTTACTTATAGATTATCAAATCATGACACATTTACAAATTCATTACATTGTAATTACTACACTAGTATTTTAGGAACTGAAAATATTTGTACACCAGATACACCAAGAAATGTTGGAGTTAGATTTGGAGGAGATTTTTCATGTTTAGTACAACCATCGTTTATTCCAATTCCTAACCCCACAAGTACACCAACGACAACTCCTACAGTAACACCAACTAATACTAAAACTCCAACACCAACACCAACTGAGGTTTGTTTCAATTACCGTGTTAAAGGAGATGCCGATGGCGTCATTTATACATTTACACCTTGTTGTGGAGAGACACTGACTTCACCATTTACTGATAATGATGCAGGAACTAGCTATTATATTTGTTCTTCTAGTGGGATTGTTGTTACAAATGGTACTGCAACAGTAATTAATCAAGGAGCTTGTCCTGGATGTCAAACACCAACTAATACACCAACTGTAACACCAACGGTTACACCAACAAATACAATAACACCAAGTGTTACAAATACTCAAACACTAACCCCAAGTGTTACCGTAACTAACACACAAACAGAATTTAACACACCTACACCAACACCTACAGTTACTTTAACACCTACACCAACAGGATGTCCTACTTGTGTTGTACCTCAAGGTTTTTATGCAACTGAATTCCAAGTTTTGGCTCAAAAAGTGCCTGTTGGGCAAAGACCAGTTGCCGAAAATTGGAAAATAATAGACTTTACAAGTGAGATAAGTTCAATGTTTATAAATGGTTTTGTAACTCAGGAGTCTCTTACAGGAACAACTTTTGTTATCTCACAAGACAATTATTCTGCGGCAAATTATTACAATCTTAACGATTATATTGATTTAGTACCTTTAAATTATAGTGGAACAAGCATGAATTTTGGTGATGAGTATTTCTTTTATGGAAATTTAGAAACCGACATTCAAGCAACAATTTACGAAATGAAGTACAAAATTAATTTAAGTTCTTCTGAGTTCTTAGTTTCTCAAAACCCAACATGGAAATTCGGAACACCATCTTATGTTACAGAAATTGCGTTATTAGATGAAAACGAAGATATATTAGTTATGTCAAAAATGCAATCACCAGTGTTAAGACAAGGGATTCAACAGTATGTAATTAAATTAGATTTTTAAAAAGCTACAATTTTTTAACATTCTTTCTATATATTAAGTTAACAAAACAATTATATGACAAAAAGTATTAAAAACTCACCCAAAGTTTTGGGTTTAGATATCTCAACTAAAACAATAGGTTGGGCGCTTTTTGACATCCAAACTGAAGAACTTTTAGAGTTAACCCATGTTTCACCAAGACCTAAAGTGGATAAAGATGAAGATAAACTTAAAGAACTTCTTTTAAAGTCTGAAATATTTTCAGAAAAACTTAAAGAGTATAAAGACTTAGGGATAGTTAGGGTAATTATTGAAGAACCACTTTTAAACTCAAATAATGTTTATACAATTCAAACACTCTTGAGGTTTAATAGTTTTGTTTTCAAGGAGATATATAATATATTAGATATAGTTCCTGAATTTATATCAACATATAATTCAAGAAAGTTTGCATTTCCTGAATTAGTACAAGAAAACGATAAAAAGAAATTTGTGTTATTTGGAGGTTTGCCAAAAGATGTGGATAAGAAAATGATTATTTGGGATAAAGTCGCCAAAAGAGAACCACAAATAAAATGGTTGTATACAAGAAATAACACACTTAAGAAAGAAAATTTTGATCAAACAGATGCCTACGCTTGTGTGTTAGGTTTTATGAGAACAAAAGGTATTTGGAAATAATATTGTTTAAAATACCAATCATTTGAAATATCACCTCTTTAGGTGATATTTTTTTTTAACATACAAATCCCAAAGGGATTATGAATACATTTTGTGGGTTGTTTGAAACAGGTACCGTAGAGGAACAAATCACACTAAATGCATAACCAGCCAAAGAAACAGTTATGGGTGATCCTCCAACACAAGTTGTGTATTGAAATGTTATGACTGATGGGCTCACATTAGTGACACGATATTTCTTTTGAACACAAGGTGTTGCACTTGGTGTTGGAGTAGGTGTTGGTGTTAATGTCGGGCAAGGAACATTTAATAGGGTTGTGGTAAAAGTATCATCAAAACAACCTACGGATGGATTGGTAGTTAAACCAATAACCCACTCTAATGCTGTGCCTATTGGAAGTTCGCTATCTATTTCTAAATAAGCCCCTAATACATTTGTTGTGGTTTCAGTTGCATTCCATCGGTCATTGATATTATCCCAATAAATTTTATAAAAGTACTGAGGGGAAATAGGTAAAGTAAAACTCCATGTATATGATAGTTTACCATTAATATACGGACCTGGAGTAGCATAAGAAGTACCACATTTGGAACTAGCAATAACACATTCTAAAATTGGTTCAGGTAAAGATGGTGTACATTCTAAACACGAACCTAAGTTAGATGGGCCAACTTCATTTGTTAAACTAATATTATCAACACCACTTATGTTTTCAAATAAACCTTCAAATACCACACAATAACTTAATCCGTTGATCGTTGCGTTATACACATAACCTTCTTTTGGTGATGTAGTACCTGAAACTAAAACTAATCCTGATGTAAAGTAATTAATTCCTGTAAAACAATCTTTAAATTTCTTACTATTAGCACATTCAATAATTTGATTTATGGAGTTAAATACTACTTCACCCGAAAAAACACAAGGTCTTGTAATAACAGGTGTTGACGAAGGTGTAACTGTTGGAGTCGCAGTTGGGGTAGGAGAAATTGACGATATGCTTGCACTAAGAGACCTTCCACCACAAAGTGCTGTCACAGAAGGGGTTGGTGTTATAGTAGGGGTTGTTGTGTTGGTAGGTGTGATACTTGGTGTTGGTTGAATAAAACAATCAAAAATTGCGTCAAAGTCAAAATTCGCACAAGGATTTGTGGTTGTGGTTGTTGTGACACAAATACCAATATACATCACAGTATCGTCTAAATCTGGTGTAGACGAAGTACTACCATATGGCCCAAACTCAACGCAAGGATCACCTAAATTCGCAGCTAAACACCATCTATTTTCAAGTATTGAATAAAAAATAAAACCAACCAATAATGTTGTATTGTTATAATAATTATATCCGTCATAAGTACCACCAAAAAAATAATCACCGTCGTAAGTTATTGTATTATGAACACAATAATCTGATGTTGGGGTTGATGAAGGTGTTGGGGTAAATGTTGGTGTTGGTGTTGGGGTTTTTGTGTTAGTAGGTGTTAATGTTTGTGTAGGAGTATTTGTTGGAGTTTCAGTTGGCGTATTAGTTGGAGTTTCAGTTGGCGTATTTGTTGGAGTTTCAGTTGGAGTATTTGTTGGAGTTTCAGTTGGCGTATTTGTTGGAGTTTCAGTTGGCGTATTTGTTGGAGTTTCAGTTGGCGTATTAGTTGGTGTTGTTGTTAACGTAGGTGTAACTGTTGGAGTTGGTGTTGGGGTTGGTGTTGGACAACGAGTCGATGATACAATATACACACCAGAGTAATCATAAACATAGTTTTGATAATAGAAGAAAAAACTTCCACTTGCTGGTGTTAAACAACCAGGGTCTGTGTTAACTGTTGTAAAATCAGGAAAAGGTGCTGTGGCATCAATATAAACTTGCATTTCTTTACCATTACCCTCACATAATCCTGCTGAAGTTGTACCAGTATATATACTAAAAAGAACACACGCCATTTTATAAAGTTAAATTTTCTTCGATTATGCAATTAGAGTTATCCACAACCCTTAAACCTATAGGGTTCATGCCCTCTTGAATAAATGGTAATATAAAAATATATGGAATTTGACCTGATGTTATTGTTGAAACATAAACACAAGTTGTGTACCCTGTATCACATGTGTATATATCAAAAGGTGACAATCCTGCTAATGTGTTTATTGTTATTTGTGTTGGCATATCAACAATAAATATAAAAGAACAGAAAAGTTTGTGTAGTTGATGTATTGAAAGTTTATGATTATATTATAAGGAATGGAAGAAAACGAAGCATTAGTTGAGTTATTGGAGGAAGTTCTTGGTGATCACGGACTCCACTACGCCAATAAAGGACAAATCTCTTTTAACTGTCCTGTATGTGATGATGGTAGAAATAAACATAATTTGGAAATTAACTACATAGATAATGTTTATAAATGTTGGTCCTGCGGTGATAGTGAAAACACACACGGACCTTTGGGTAGAATATTTGATAAATACGGAAATAAAAAACAAAAAAAACTATATCAAGTTTTTAAACCTGAAACTGTAGTAAAAAGAGAAAGAAAGAAAAAAACACTTAAACTTCCCGAAAGTTTTACCTTATTCAAAGACTCAAGTAAGGTATACCCAATTAGAAGACAAGCAATAAATTACCTATATAATCGGGGAATTTCCGATTATATGATTGAAAAATATCAAATTGGGTTTTGTGATAAGGGAGATCATGCCGGTAGAATTATAATTCCATCTTATGGTGGTAAGGGAGAATTGAATTACTATATCGCAAGAAGTTGGGATCCAATGTCAAGGGCCAAATATAAAAACCCTGAAGCAGAAAAAGATAAAATTATTTTTTGGGAAAATCTTATTGATTGGAAAAAAGATATATTTTTGGTTGAGGGCGCTTTTGATGGTCTATTTTTAGATAACTCAATACCCATGCTTGGTAAACATATGTCAGAACTTTTATTCGAAACAATATATATGAAAGCTAAGGGTGATATAACAATATGTTTAGATGCCGATGCTTGGCAAAATGCGGTTAAACTTTATCACGAGTTAAATGGTGGTGAATTATGGGGAAAAATTAAACTAATAAAATTACCTGAAGATTCAGATATTGCAGATCTGAGAGGTGAAATAAAAGATGAATATTATCGTATAATAAAATAATGGATTTAAAAAAAATTGCACAAGAAATAAGAGACATCATCTCTGAAAGACAAAAAGAATTCCAACTCACCTTTGAGGAGGAAAGTCATAAATACACCATGTTGGATAAAAACGGTGTTCTAAAATCAGATTTTCCATCGGTATCTAAAGTCATGAAACTTTTTTACGACGAGTTTCCAACCGAACAGGCGGCATTTAATAAGGCTGGAGGAGATCCCGATGAGGCCGAAAGATTGGTTAATGAATGGGCAGAGTTAGGAAGAAAATCAGCTAACTTGGGGTCTCGTTGTCACTTCTTTTTAGAGGAACACACTCTTAATGAGTTTGGGATTGATAAAGTGGTTCGACAACCAATATTTGATTGTGATGCCGAACAAATTATCAAAAGTGATACGATGATAATTGCAGGTAAAAGATATATTGAATTACTCAAAGAAAGAGGATGTGTGTTGATTGATACTGAGATTGTTTTAGGCCACCCTGAACTTGGATATACCGGTCAACCCGATAAGGTATGGTTGGTTATTGGAACAAATGGTAAGGTTGGTATTTTAATAACAGACTGGAAATCAAATAAACCAAAAAACTTTGAGGTTACTCGTTATACAAAAAAAATGAAAAAACCTTTTGAAGATTTACCTGACAATGCATTGGGTCACTATAACACTCAGTTACCTTTTTATGGTAAACTAATTTTGAAAATGTTGGAAGGATCAAAATATGAAGACATACAACTTTTAGGTTGTATTATTGTGTTAATAACAGAAGAAAGAGAGTATCACGAACATCGAGTTTCTAAAAAAACTATGAATAAAATTCTTGAAATGGATATAAAACAACATTTGACTAAACTTAAAAAATAAACTATAATTATATATGGAAACTACAATTACACCTATTTGGTATACCAACACAAGTTGGGACAACTCAACAATTAAAATAAACATAAATTATATAATAAAATAATGGACGATATTATAAGACCAAAAATTAACTTGAAAGAACAACAAACTATCAAGTGTGAAAAATGTGAATCAAAGTACTTCAAAGAAGTAACTATGTTAAAAAAAGTACCTGCATTATTAACAGGAAGTCATGAAGACACAATTGTTCCATTTCCAACTTATATGTGTAATGATTGTGGACATGTTAATTCAGACTTTGAATTATTTATTGACTGATGAGATTAGGTGACATGACAATTAGTGAAGCTTACCCACATCTTAAAATTGTGGCATTGGCGTATGGTTTAAAATTAAACAGAGCAAAAGATTTTAAATTTGCAAGAATTATTTTAGTAAATCTTTATAATAGAGAATTATGTTAACACACAAAGAATTTTATATTTGGTTAGAAGGTTATCTTTATGGTAAACTTGAAAATAAACACATTGATATTTCACCTATCGTTGAAAAAATGAGTCATGTTAAGGAGGAAAAACATGAATCAATTAAAATAACGCCATTTGAAAGAATACCAATACCAATAAATCCATTCCCAATAGAAGATGATTTGGGATATCCGCCAAAAATAGTAATGTAATTATGATTGAAGATATTAAAGTTATACACCTTAAGAGTAACGCACAACAACTTGAAACATGGATTGCCATGTTAAATGGTGAAATTATAGGTCACATATATATGGAACGAGAAGAAAGTAATAAAATAAAATTTTTAGATGCTTGGGTACACGAAGAACATAGACTAAAAGGTGTTTTTAGAATGTTGTGGGATACTAGATGGGAATATGTTAAAACTCGTTATAGTGGGTTTACTGTATATGCTTGGTGTAAACCAAGTTCATTACCATTATTAATTGAGAAAGGATTCACTGAAGGTGAGACATCAACTTATGTTGAAAAAACAATAATATAAATAAATTAAAACTATGAAAAACTTATTAACCATCATTGTTAGTACATCAATTCTTATTGGAATATTTGCTGCCATTATCAATAATAGAGTAAATACCAAATTTAGTACACTAATAAAAGATAAAGAAAAAATAATTGACAGTCTTAAAAAAAATCCCCATGTAGACACTCTATGGTTATCATTACCTGAAGACTCCATCAAGGTTCAAATAGGAAAACAATTAAAAAAAATTAAATCTCAAAAAGATAGAAATAGGGTATTAAAAGAATATATTATTTTATTAGAAAATGAAAACCAATTTTTAGGTAGTGTTATTGCAGAGAAAGAATTAGAAAATAGTATCAAATAATAAATAAATTAAAACTATAAAAATGGATAAAGATAAAATTAATGAGTTGTCAATAACTCAACAAATTAAAACCCAATTAGAAAACTCTAACATAAATGTTGTTATTACACCAGTTATGTATGACCCAGATGGATTTACACCTGTGTTAGGTGTGTTAGTAAAAAACGAAGATTCAAGTTACACTAGAAAATATACAATAACGGTTAAACCAAACAATTAA